GTCTGGTTTGTCTACTTTAACAACTGTAAATAATCCTTTTGAATAGTAGTTATCAACTAACATAACCATGTATTCATATTCTTCAACCTCTGCTGAATTATAGATTGCAGAAATAATTTGCGTTGTGAAATTCTCAAAGTTTGCCCAGGATACAAATGCTGATTTTAGAGAATCATCTTGAATGGTTTGCTCGTAAAAGTCTTGTCTATTTCTTTCGTGAAATAGTGTTTTTACGTTAGGGATCTCTCTTTTAAATACGGTTTCAGCAGAAGAGTCAGGGTCGTATTTTTTACCTTTTGTAATGTCAACGAAAATTTCCTCGATCGTCCTACCCATAGGCATAGCACCTTTTTTAAATTTCTTTAATGAGTTTGTTAAAGAAACTTTTTTAAGGACTACTAGACCGATTCTGTCAACTAATGAAGTGATAAATTCATTTTGTATAGATTGATTTACTAAAATTCCTGCTCCTACTTCTGCGATATTGTCGACACTTGCAAGGGGTACATATTTTTGAAAGCTATCCCCTACACTGTTACGAATAGCGTTTACAATGTCATACGTTTCTGTAATGCCTAATGACGTTTTAACGTCTTTAATGGTTACTCTCATTATATTTCACTCTCCAATTCTTCTAATGTTACTGTCTCACTAAATTCTTTCTCTTCCTTTTTAGTGTTGTCTACGGTGTTTACAATTCCAACTTGCCGAAAAAGTTTACTGTTAGAAACAATCAAATCGTTGTTATCCTTTTGTAACTTATCAGCTTGTGATGTAAAGGTAACTACATCTTCTAACCCACTATTGTGTTGTGTTCTAAGCTCTTGCAGTATGTCCGTTAAACGTGATCTTTCGATTTCTGTATTGAGAAGTTCTTCGAGCAGAGCTTCATGATCTTCTCTAGGCATCAAAGCCATTTGTAAAACCTCCTTTATTTTATATTCTTTACTACCTATATTATACCATATATTGGGGTACGTGTCACATTTTTGTCTATATATTGTGGAAAATGTTTATTTGTACATTTATTTAAAAAGTTGTTGACTTTGTACAAGCCTTGTTATATAATAAATACAGAAGGGAGGACAAGATGATAAATAAAGATAGAACTACAAAATAATAAAGGAGAAGTAAAAAGAATGGCTAGAAAAATGATGACAAAAGCAGTTACATCAACAACGATTAAAAGCGTAGAAGTTAGAGATATTAACGGAGAATTGAAAATGATTCCACTTACTGATGTAATAGTTATGGGTAATGTAGATAAAAGAAGGGCGCAAATTATGGTTAACAAGATGTATTCTGTGCCTGTAACTGTTACAAGTGTTGAATCAGAAACAGTTGTGTATGAAATGGAAGTAACAAGATTTATGGAATTAGCAACAATCAAAGAAGAAAAAACAGAAGAATAATAAAATAAAACTAAAAGGGAGAAATGAAAATGAAAGCAAGTTTTAATTTAGAAACAGTTGAAGGAAAAATGAGAGCGTATAATGCAATGAACGGTTCAGGTAGATCCATGAAGGATCTTCAAAATGGAGAAGTTATAGAAGGTATTGGCGTTCTTCAATACGAAACAAAAACAGATGCTTACGGAAAAGAGCAAGAAGTCACAGTAACAGTTATTTTCGGAAAAGATGGAGAATCTTATGCAAGTGTATCAGAATCTGTCGCTAAAGCAGGGGATAACTTAATTGATTTTCTTAGTGATACAGGTCTAGAAGAATTTAAAATTTGTGTCGTAAAAGCAAAATCAAAACAAGGAAACGACTTCTTAAATCTTAAGCTTATTGGCTAGAATAAAGGAAGGTGACAGTTTGTCTAAGACAAGACGAGGGGTCTACCACAACTTGAATGAAAGTGAATACGCTATATCAAACGGTGATGTAGCGTTTTTCTTTTCTAGTGAGTTTTATATGGACAAGTTCTTAGCTGAATACAAAGATAACAGGAAAAGCTTCAAGGCTAGACTAAGCAAATTGTTTGTTGTTGAATGTTTAGACTTTTCTCTTTTAGCTGATATGTCCTTATATGATACAATAGAAAAAAGAGGATCAAGAGTGGAGATTCTTAAAGACTTCAATGAAATTGTTATTTTGAAAAGGGGTGAACATGAATGGCTCGATCTCCTAAAATTAGGATTACACAAAATGACAGAAAAGAATATCAACGACTACGAAAAAACGCAAAGTCCAAAGTAGCAAGAGTTAAAAAGAATTACGATGTTGATTTAACAGGTGAAATTGATTTAACTAAAGCGATGAATGACTTCCTCACCAGAAAAGAATACAACGAGTGGAAAGAAAAACAAGCTAAATTTACAAATAGAAGTAATACAGAATATCAATTTGTTAAAAATAAATACGATGTTGTCGCAAGTAAAAAAGAGATATCTGACATTACAAAGGCAACAAAACAGGCTCAACGAGTGGCAAAAAAAGAACTAGACAAATACATGGGCAAGACCGTTCACTACAGGGGTAAGCCTTTTGAAACAGTCGAAAAAAGGACAACTCATTTTAGCGTTCCAGATGTTACAGGTATTAGCGTTCCTAAAGATTTTAAATTTGAAGATGTACGGAATTACACTAGGTTAACAGATATAAAAGAGAGTGCAGAAAGAAAGAGTAAAAATGATTACTACGACACTAGAAAGGCTCAAATGAAAGTTAATTTTATAAATGCTTTGGAGGGTAGTTTTAATAGTGAATCTTCTGAAATTGTAGATGTGATAAAGGCTATGGATTCCGATATTTTCTATGAGTTTTATTTAAGCTTTCCTGATGTGTTTGACTTTTCACTTTATGATAGTGATGGACAAGATGTTTTAGCTTCAACTAACGCATTGAGTGAAATGACAAGTTACATTAAGGATTATAACTTGGGAAAGTTTGATTTTGATCTAAAAGATTTTTAATATAGTTAGGGAATGAGGGGATGGCTCGAAAAAAATTTAGCTGCGACTTTGAAACGACTACCATTGCCGAAGACTGTAGAGTATGGGCATATGGTTACATGGAAATAGGGAAGTTTGATAATTATAAAATTGGAAATAACCTTGATGATTTTATGGAGTGGGTAGCGAAAATAAAGGGGGATCTATATTTTCACAACTTACGCTTTGATGGGTCATTTATCATAAATTGGCTTTTGCGTAATGGTTTTAAATGGAATTCTAGCGGTTTAAAGAATACGTTTTCTACTACGATAAGTGCTAAAATGAACGCCTGGTATTCAATAGATATCTGTTATGGCTACAAAGGAAAGAGAAAGCTACATACTAATATTTATGACTCACTTAAAAAGTTACCTTTTACCGTTGCGCAGATTGGTTATGCTTTTAAACTCGATGTATTGAAAGGTGAAATTGATTACCACGCTGAAAGACCTAAAGGGCATGAGATCACAGAGGAAGAATATAAATACATAAAGAACGACATAGAAATAATAGCAAAAGCATTGGACATACAGTTTAAACAGGGTCTTGATTCTATGACAATAGGTCGGGATTCCATGAATAACTTCAAAGATTCTATTTCTTTAAAAGCATATGATAAGTTATTCCCACAGATCAGTCTTGAAATGGACGCAGAAATAAGAATGGCTTACAGAGGGGGCTTTACATGGTTAAATGAAAAGTATGCTGAAAAAGATGTAGGTGAAGGTTTAGTGTTTGATGTAAATTCTCTTTATCCTTATGTAATGTATGATAGGTTATTGCCTTATGGGTTGCCGGTTCCTTACCTTGGGGAGTATGTTGAGGATAGTGAATATCCACTTTTTATACAACATATTCGGTGTGAATTTGCACTAAAAGATGAAAGGATACCTACTATTCAGATTAAAAGAAATCCTCTTTTCAGAGGGAATGAATATCTTAAAACAAGTAAAGGTGAAATAGTGGATTTATATCTTTCTAGTGTGGATTTAGAAATTATAAAAGAACATTATGATTTGTATGATATTGAATATTTAGAAGGTTGGAAATTCAGAGGTAAAAGTGGATTTTTTAAGAAATTTATTGATTATTGGTCGCAAATTAAAGCAACTAATACAGGGGCATTAAGACAACTAGCAAAGTTAATGCTGAATAATCTGTATGGCAAGTTCGCAAGTAACCCGAATATTACAGGGAAAATTCCCTTCTTAAATGAAACCGGTGTTTTATCGTTCTTCACAGGGGAAGAAGATTATACAAAGCCTGTTTACACGGCAATGGGGATTTTTATAACGAGTTGGGCAAGGGATATGACGATAAGGACAGCTCAAGCGTGTTATGATAGGATCATCTATTGCGATACGGACAGTCTTCATTTGACAGGGCTAGATATTCCGGATGTGCTAGAAGGTAAAGTACATAAAACTAAATTAGGTTGTTGGGATATGGAATCTGTATTTAAAAGAGGTAGATTCTTAAGGCAAAAAACATATTGCGAAGAGGTTTATACAGATGATGAAAGAGTTGAAACAGAATTTAAGGTAACTTGTGCTGGTATGAGCCAGAATATTAAGGATAAAGTAACGTGGGACAACTTCCATATTGGGTTTACAAGTTTTGGTAATTTAAAGAGTAAACAAGTGCCTGGTGGGGTGGTTTTGCTAGATACAGAGTTTACTATAAAATAGGAGGAAT